TCGGCAACATCTGGCTTGGTTTTGGTTTCGGGGTTAATCCATTACTCCAAGATATCAAGTCAGCTGCTGACTCCATTCTGGAATACATCACCAGAGAGGACCGCCGCATTGTGGTAACTGCGTCTATATCGCGCGATTATAATTCGATGAAGGATAATGCTGTTTCCTCGTCAGATTATATCTCTGCTCATAGCAGTTTGGGGTGGTTTCTAAGCTCCAATCATGTGCAGGGAATCAGGTATGTTGCCGGCGTAAACATAAACGTTCGCGCTGGTAGCAACTACAGTATGCCAGATCACCTTGGGTTAAAAATCGAAGCGTTGCCCAGTATTCTTTGGGAACTTACTCCGTACTCTTGGGCATTGGATTATTTTTCCACTGTAGGCTCGTGGCTTGATGACGTGTTTTATACATTGCCGGTAACGGTAATTTACTTGTCTGAAAGCTACAAGTACCAATGTAGAACCGTGGCGACACCGAAGGCTATAAACATTTCGGGTGCAACTTCGACCCTTAGTGGTAATCCTTCTGTCGGTGTCTATACCGCGTTCACACGCACGAAACTTGCCCCAACTCTCCCTACGCGATCACTCCGCATTAAAACTGTGGACGAGATCGCAAATCACGGTTTAACCAAGTTACTAAACTTGGGCTCCGTGATCGCTGGGCGTCATGGTCCTAGTCTGGATGCTGGTGCTTTTCGACCCGCAATCAGACGCACTAGGGCAAGTCGCTCTAAAAGCGGACAATACCTTTAGAGGCCATACATGGCTTTTGCACCAGCATCACCTGCAACAGGCGCAGTGGTCACTGGGCTGACAAGCCCGACCTACACGCTCTTAGTGGATGTCGCACCTAACATTAACGGTAAGCAGTATGCTGTTAGTGCTCTGGGTGGTACTCAGACGGGTGTTGACGTGAATAGCGTAAGTAAGCCGTTCACTGTCTCATTCTTCCGACCTCCAATCCTGAGAACGTTGCCGCAGGCAAATCCTGTGACAGGCGTGATAAAGAACGTCCCCCTGAACGTGTACAAGTTCATCACTCGTAAAGGGGCCGCACCAGCGTTGAATCAAAGTCTCATGGTACCTAAGATCACTACAACGATCGAGGTACCCGCTGGCGTTGACACCTATGAACCGGAGGAAATTCGCGCCATGATCAGTTGCCATTTTGGGATTGGTTGGGAACAAGCGAGTGGAATCTCTGTCACGGTGTTAACGGGTGTTCTATGAAAACGGCCAAATTGATGTCCGTTGTCGTCGTTGTGGCATGTGCGCTCGTTATTATCGCGTTCATGCCCTCGACTCTGACGGACCCGCTTGTAAAAGCGTTGGCCGAAATCCGTCAGAACACCATGAGATCCGCCACTCCCTCTGCCCCTTATGTGAACGGCGTGTCATTGCCGTCACAAGAGTCCGGTACGGAGCCAAAGTCTAACTAGCAATTGACTAGCTAGTTTAAAGACTTAGGATCTTTCTTTGTCAAACCGTTGTCATCATCGGGAGTTATCCTGTGAGTAAAAGCAACGTTCAAGGTCGTAATGAACAACGTCTTACAATGTTGTTCAACACGATGTTAGAAGAGCTTCAAGATATGGGACCGCAGAACTTTGCGGTTACACGTCTGGTACAACGTGCGCGAAAACGCGCACGCTTCCTTAGAGAAGATCTTCGAGGTAAGTCGATTGCCGATTTCCTGGCGATCAACGAGAGAGTAGGTAAACTCCAAAAGGAGGCACCTCCATCTCTTACCTTAGATCCCAGGATTGTTAACAACGCTCGTTATTTCATTACTAATGTATTAGAGCGTTTTACTTCTTCCTGGGACGAGCTGGCCATACAACAGCCGCTCGAGATGTCATACCTGTTCTCTAATTGGCGGTTTGGCCCCGGCGCCAGTAATGGCGTTAAAGGTACCCATGCCGTCGAAAAGATTTGGCAGGACATGACTTGTACCGCTCTGTGCGAACCTTTGGTGCTTAAACTAAGGAAGTCTCACCCTTACTTCGTGGCCAGTGATGGTCAAAAAGGAGTTTCGGGAACTACCTTAGTCGAAGGTTCAAAACTAACGACAGTACCGAAAAACGAGGAAACTGAACGTACAATCGCCATCGAGCCCTCTGGTAACATGTGTTTGCAGCTTGCTGCAGGCATGTACCTTGAAGGTGCACTACGGCGTATCGGTCTGGACATTCGTAACCAACAGCCAAAGAACATGGCTATGGCCAAACGCGGATCAAGTGACGGGAGTGTTGCTACCCTTGATCTTAAATCCGCAAGCGATATGATCAGCATCGATCTTGTACGCGCCCTCATGCCGGATGTATGGTTCGACCTGTTAATGAAGCTCAGGTCTCCCATAATTACAGTCCCAAGCGATGGTAAAGCTCAGGATGCCGGTATGCAAGTAGAGCTGAATATGATTAGCACAATGGGGAACGGTTTTACTTTTCCCCTGATGACTATGCTAATCGTAGCTCTAATCTATGGTTATCGCTGTACTCGTGGTGGACCCAGCCTTTTTGTTAACTGGGCGGACACTTGCGTGTTTGGGGATGATATTATTATCCCGACCTACGAGTATGACGGATTCATAGAAGTCTTGACAAAGGCGGGGCTTGTCGTTAATACTGACAAGTCTTTTGGCACGGGAAGCTTTCGCGAGTCCTGTGGTGGTGACTATCTAAACGGGGTAGATGTTACTCCTTTCTATGTTAAGTCACTCGCTACGGAACCTGACGTCTATGTTGTGATCAATCAATTAGCGAATTGGTGTGTTAGGGAAAACAGACCCTTACACCGATGTTTATCGCTTCTACGATCGTTTCTAGACGGCAAGCCCCATCTCGTACCCGAGTGGTTAAACCCCAACCAAGGGGTTTTGACTGCAGGGTGTCCACGGAGGTATACCTACCTAGCGCTTGAGCACGAGCAGAAGCAGATCCCAAAAGAATCTGAACATTTTGCCATGCCGCTTGCGTGTGGAGGGTATTTCTGCCCGTCAAAGGGTGGAACCTCTATGGTCGGCGACGGACTTGTCTACGTACCTCGAAG